CTGGTCAAACTTATACCGAATTGTTGCTGTTAACGCCCCAGCGTTCAGCAACCCTTGTAATTTTCTCACATGGAGATCAGTTGGATTTAATCCACCAACCTCCACAACATTCCGTGAAGTACCATCCCAACTAAGGGAATCAACCTCTGTAATCGGTACGTACTCGCTTAAAGTTGCATCCCAGTAATATAGTTTCGCTCCTACACCAGTTGCAATATCATTCTTCGTTACTTCAGACATAATTTACCTCCTTATTATTTCAAAATTTATAAAAAAAACATACCTCTCATTCTCATCTCGCTCTAAGAATTGAGGATCGCTTGTAGCCCTTATCATTATATATGTAGTTCCTCCTTGTTTTGTTCCTACTTTTGCATCCAAATATTCCCGTATATCATTAGCCATGTTCCAACCTTCTCTATAATCAAAATCTCTGATTCTCACCTGAACAGCTGAAAAATAAACTTTGTTGTCCCTATCAAGAGCCCGCGCCATTGAACTCGATGTATCATATACAGTCACGCAATCATTAGGAGTAGCCGGTTCATGAGCCACGAACAAATTCGTATTGAACGTAAGTCCTAATGAACTATACTCTGCAAGTATATCTTGTATATCAATGCTGGATGCATTCATTTTATTTCTGCGTTTTCTCTAAGTAAATTTAATATTCTCAATTTGTTACTATCTATGGAAGTCTCTAAAAACTTTGGCCCACTCCCTGGTCTGTTCCTCCTTACACGGGGATCCATATTCTCATGCACATCAGATGCGTAGTTAGCAGAGAAACCAAGTATCATCATTGGCTGTGGATCTTTGTCGGCTTCTGCCTTGTATTTTGCCTTCACTGCCGAATGCTGAGCCGATAATTCCCCCGCCTTTGGACTTTTAAACGATCCGGATGATCCAGTTCTACCTGTAGTTGTGAAAAAACTATTCCGAAGATTTCCCGTATCAACCGGAACGGTGGGCTCATCTTTTTCACAACTTCTCCGAATTACGATAGCAGCTTCAATATACCCTTTCATAGTTTTACCTTTAATCTTCCCCGCTTCTTTGTTGAGTTTCCTCATTAATTCTTCCAATCCTGTAACTTCTTTCATAATATCGCCTTTCTTACATACGTGTCCTCATCGTAGAATGATGGCGTTTTGATGAATCTTTTAATCTCCTGTGTTTTCTGAAGATTCGCTTTTGGGTCTGTTTTTTCATCATCTGATAAACTACTCAATGTTCCTAACCACAAAACCCCTTGTTCATCCAAATCCTGTAAAACAAAAACCTTCGCTTTCGTTACCCACTCTTTCCCATCATTATCAATCATCGTTTCCTGTTCATCTACCCAAAAACAATTTACCTCAACCGGAGCTCCGTATGTCATTCTTCCAAATCCATCATTCTGAGGACTGTCCCAGTATACGGCCGTCTGGTTACATATATCACTTATATGATCTGCAATAGTACTCATTTTTAGCTACTTGAAAATGCTGTTCTATCTGGATTAATACTCCGTAATTTAGCTGTGGTTTTACTTGCATCTATCATGGTATTGGTTGGATCCAGGAATATTACCATCTGTCCATAAGTGGTATGCTCAAGATGCAATCCAAACTTACCCGCATACTTCACACTTGCTTCACCTACTTTTTGTTCAGATAACTGACGTTTCTGACTCATAGCAATAAAGTGAGCAGTTAACCACTTTTCAATTGCTTCCAATATATCATCATCAATATCAACCCCTGTAAACTTCGATGTTACAATCAGATTAGTATCACTAATAAAACTCGTAATCTGACCATCTTCTAAAGAAGTAGTAATTATAATTCTTACATCTGCTATATTAGTCCGAGCCATTATAAATCCTCCGTATCGTTAATTCTTCCATATCAGGTATCTCATATTCTGTACCAGGCCATAATGTACCTCCTGGTATATAAACGACTAAACTTTCATTCCAATATTCTCTCATCATCTCCCGCCATTCCTTTCGTGGAGCTACAAATGAACAAATAACCATCACTCCTTGATACTCATAGTCAGATGCTCTTATAGCAGCTTCACGAAGATTTCTCATCCTACCTTCATCGCTGAAATCTTGATTGTCGGTCTCTTTCCGGAAAGTATCTCCATCAATCCACATAACTGCTACTTTGCCATTTTCCATTCTTTCCCGTATATACTCTCTGGCGTAATGACTTTTGCCTGCCCCTGATTTCCCTGTCACAAGTATTACCATTATGCTATTTTTTGTTTTTCTCGAGCCTTCCACAATTTCGGCTCTATGAAATTCATTATTTCTTGCGCTTTGTATTCTAATCCAAGCCAATCAATCAGTTGATATATCTGCGTATAATCACCATGAATGATTCTTTCCGGCCACACTACATGAAGATTCAATCCGGCTTCATACATCTGAGCAAATCTTTTTTCATGCTCTCTGATCCACCCCTGCCATCCTTCCCGGTCATTGAAAGCTCTCATAAAAGAAGTTTGCATACAACTATCCACAATATCAGTACTTTTTCTACGAACAACCACCCATTTAGCATTTGGGAAAGCATAATCCCATACAGGCCACATCAACGTCATTTTTGCTCCTTTGTAAAACCACACACCATCTTTATACCCTTGCTCCTCAAATACACTTTCCACTCTCTCGCGCCAATTACTCGGAATTGAAATACAATCAGTATCAGGTAATGGGTCTTGTCCGAGTGGGTCTGCTCCCACTTCTCGGAAGTAAGGTTTTACCACCCTTTCCCGGATATGAGTATTCTCAAACATCCCTTTCTGATTATTCAGATTCGCATGAGCAGTGGCCCCTCCAAACGCTCCGCAAATATTAATAATCCCGGCCACCATGGAGGTTCCACTCCGGGCAATTCCTGTAATCAATATCGGTGGTTTCTCAATCATATTTTATTTTCTTTAATTTTAACGCTGTTTATTATTCTTTTGTAAGGCCAATACTTATGCAACCATTCCTTTTCTACCTGATGAGGTCGTGGTTTACCATGAAAGGAAACTACACTAACTCCTTCTGGTATCTCCTTCCAATCCTTTGCATGTCTTCGATAACTTACTATCTCTCCGGGAGTAGTCCAACGATCCGCCCAATCCTCTGCTACAAGTTGCATCCATATCCTCTCCTGTCCTTGTGTATAATCTTCCGCCCACTTAATATCATTTATGAATGGTTTCCAAAACAGAATTTCATTCGTTTGATCAGCCCGGAATGACATTACATCCCCATCTATTTTATTAAATGGATCTGGGAAGGAGGCTCGGGAACAAAATTCACCTCGATAATTCATTAAAGTATCTAATCCTCCGGTAATCACTACATCAATATCCAAACATAATACCTGATGACCAAACAATCCGGCCTCTTTTGAAAACATATACAATCTGGGTAATACTCCTCTTTGTGAATGAATTGGAAAGTTTCTGATTTCAATGTTCTCATCCAATCCAGGAATATCTTCATTGGTAAAACAGATGAATTTGAATGGCTGGTTTGCAAATCTCTTCACCCCTCGGTATAAGTTATTCACATACACTGAATTTAAGTCAGAAGAACTCTGCCATCTTTCACCTTCCCAATAAAAACAAATTACATACATAATATTTAATTCTTCGTTTCCCATTTATCTATTCAATATCTCTGTTTCAACCATCTTCGCATCTTTACCCCTGAATGATTTTTTCCAATTCATTTTTCTCATTCCTCTTCTGTGAAACACATACAATCCAGGCATCTCATATATCTGATATCCCTGATCCAGTAAGCGTTTACAAAAATTCCAATCAATACCTTGTACGCCTGTATTGATACTTTTGAATTTTACTTCCTCCCAGATACTTTTATTAACCAACATAAAAAACCCAGCTATTTTATAACTTGTCACTTTCTGAAGTTTAATCCCATGCTTCTGATACAATTCCTTTGCAAGATCAATATGCTCTTCTATATTACTTGTTCCGACTTCCCTGTCCGGTATTTGACACGACCTAATTTTAGGTCCCTTGTGAGTATCCAAAAAACTTGTGGTGCATGTAATCAAACCTACCTTACTATTATCTACAAAGTTAATGGCTTCAATACACATCTCATACCAGTAAGGATTGCAAAGAAACACATCTTGATCCATCAGTAAAACCCAATTCGTAGCCGCTGATTCCATATTTGAATTATATGCTCCTGCCAAATCTCCATTCAATCCATACGGTATCTTTGCCTCTATCATATTTCTGCCTTTATTCACCCGCACCCCTTTAATGCTTAACTCTCCCGCCGCTATA